AGTAGAAGCACAAGACGAAAGCGAAGCAGAGGAGAGAGCGTTTGACCTTCTGCAAGATGCTATTGGTTGGGATGCGGCTAAAGATTGGGAATGTTCTTACATCAGAGATGACAAGGAGTGTGACGATGGCTAAGACATGGCAAAAGAAAAAATATACAGCAGTAGGCGTAATGGAGTTCGACATGTTTGTTGAGTTCGATGAAGACGATATCCCCGCAGGCATGGATGAGTGGGAGTATGCCCGTCACCTTGCCGACATGGGGCAATGGGAAGAAGAAGCACATGGCGGTGACTTCCGCATCTGTGACGTAATGGAGGACGTAGAATGATTCTCGAAGAGGTTGATGAGATTTATGTGGCTGGTATTCGACCAGACCTAGAGAAAGCTATACAAAAGTTTATGTCTGAAACATATGGAAAGAAAGCGTTAAAAAAAGAAATACGCTTCAGCCTGATGGTTAGGCACAAGGAGAGAAAAAATGATTGACGCATCCAGTTTGTTTATATATCTAGTATTAGTAGGATTTTTTGGCTACTACATTTTGAATAGGAATAAATAATGAAATACCCAAACATATTTCTGGACACAGACGATTGGTCGATGACCAAAGGTCAATGGTGTGTCCGAATTGACGAAGGTTCATCGTATGACGGATACACGCTTGAAGAAGCGGCAGCACTTGTGCGTGAAATGACAGAAGAGGATTTGAAAAATGATGTTAGCAATATTAATTGACCCGTTCACCGAAACGATTGAGGTGGTGGACTACTCTGGAGACTGGCGTGATATTTCTACACTACTTGGGTGTAGTTTATTCACGACCATTGACCTTGACGAAAACAACACACTGTATGTAGATGACGAAGGGCTGTACGTTGAAGACCAACGCTTCTTCAACCTAAAAGGTTACTCACAACCTCTCGCAGGTCGTGGGCTTGTGTTGGGATACACCCTTGATGGTGACTCTACTGATAGTAGCCTGACTGTATCACAGGTACAAGATATGGTATCGTGGTGTCCCGAAGGGCTAACAGTCGAACCCAGCTTCGAGGTGCTTGGCTTCAGTGAGCCTGAAGATATCCTTGAGGCTTTGGGCATTGCCCCCAAGACATTTGCTGGCACTGTAAGTACAGGTAAAGGAAAAAATAATGCTTGACATACCCTTATCAATATCATATATTGAAATCGGAATCCTGATTGGTGTGTGGTTAAACACGACAATCAATGTATATAATTTTATGAAAGGATAGCCCGTGGCTAGATATGAAGTTTCGTTTGTGATTGACGCAGACATTGAAGACGTAGGACAACAACCTTGGTGGCTCTTGTTGGGCGAGAACTCAATTCCTATTGAATGGCTCGAATATGTAATGGTTCGTGAACTGGAATCGCAGGAGCAGGTATTGGACATTGAGTTCGTACCTGACACAATCAATGTGATTGACATGGTGCAAAAGAAAGAGCCGCCGAAGCCAACACTAAAATTAGTGGTGAACAACGATGACAACCCAACCGAAGCTGCCGAAGAACCGCAGTCCGATAGCTAAGTCTCTGTCCGAAGGACAGTACAAACCTAAAGTAGTGAAGCCCAAGAAAGGCAAGGGAAGCTACAACAGAAAAGGAAAACAAGATGCCGAATAAACACACAAAAATGTTTCGACCTTGGTATGAGGACAACGTACTCAGCCAGTGGGAGAAGGTAAAAACTGGTGATAAATCATACGCTTACGAGAAGGTTAAGCAGGGACGTTCACACAAGGATGACAGGCTTGGTCGCCAGTGGGAACACGAGAGGATTTGGAATGACTAGGCATCTCCTTGTACTCATGGATGAGTTGCAACCGCAGATTGGTTCAGGCCACAGATGGGTCGAAGCCAAGATAGGCTACAAGTGGGTGTTTGTGCGTGAGCGTACAGACGGCAATCGAAAGCGCATCAAGCGTGATTTATGGGACACTCTGGTAACACAGACAGAGCGATATCTTGCAAGGCAAGAAAAAGGCTTTGAGAAACTTAGAAAGAAAGCGGAGAAAAGAAAATGATTGAGACAATATTTGCTAACGCCCTAATGTGCATGGCGTTGAATATTTACCACGAGGCACGCAATGAAAGTACCGCAGGACAGCTTGCTGTTGGACAGGTGGTTATGAATCGTGTGTTTGACGACAGATTTCCAAACACAGTTTGTGGTGTAATCACACAGGGTATTCACTGGGAAAGCGTACCAGCCCGTAACAGATGCCAGTTTAGCTGGTATTGTGATGGTCTGTCTGATGTGCCACGAAACGAGGAAGCATTCGTTCAGTCACAAGAGAACGCACAGATTGTGTTGAACGGCTGGTTTGATACCTTCATGGACGGGGCTACACACTACCATGCTGACTATGTAATGCCCAGCTGGGCAAAGACCCACACAAAGATTGTCAAGATTGACAGCCACATTTTCTACAGGTGGGACTGATGATTAATAAATCAAAAGCAGTTCTTGTTCACTGCTCCGATAAACGTGAGTCGCCCACCCGTGACATCGCAGAAGGTTTTATCGGGGGCGAGTGCCGCCTGGTTCAGCTTGAGGATGGCAGACAACTTGTGATTGAAAAGAAACAAGACATGAACAAACCTATCAACGAGGAAGTGTTCGTTATGTATAACGAGGACGACTCTTGGCCTATGGCACTGTCGTTCTTTGGCAATGCCTTCCTGTTGACAGGTGAAGCGAGGTGGAAAAACAATGAAACTACTTAGACGCTCAATATATTCTGGCAATATGCACGAGATGGACTTGCCCATCACCTATACACAGATACGTAGGTGGCAGGATGGCTGGTCGGTTGACCGTGCCTTCCCTGATTTGACACAGGAAGAGATTGCCTTTATATTAAATGGAACGCTTCCCGATGAGGAAGTCGAGATAGCAATGATGGAGAAAACTTTTAGCGATGTCACACTACACTAACAACCTATGGGAAAAAGACCGAAGGCAACTCTTTAGAGAGTTGTACCACCAGTATATTGAAGAAGGCTACAGCCAGAAGGAAGCCAAGCGGCTTGCACGTGAAGAGTCTACAGACATCTATGCAGACAGCGTAGATTTTGCGATGGATGCCGCAGACATGGAGTTCGACCAGTGATGAATTATGTACAATTAAAACGCCACCGTGACCTAGTTCAACGCCGTAGGCTAGAGCATAAGCGAAAAGAGCTTGACCCTGATAGTCGGTCATGGTACTATGATGGCGATGGAACGAAGCGTGACAAGAAAACCAATGGAGCAGTTGAATGAACAGATTTACACGTACTAAACAGCAAGAAATAAAAGCACTACGGCGCAAGGCCATCACAGCACAGAACAAATCAACGACCAAGAAAACTATGACCGAAGCAATGAGAGAGGTTAAAAATGTATCGCATGATGTATAAGACACAGGGTTCAGCACCTGCCTTCATGGAAGAGGTGAAGGACGTAGACGAGTTCCTTCGCTATCGTGAACTGGTTGCCAAAAGCATGGGGTTCGCAACAGAGATAGTGAATAACAAACTGTTCCTGTATGACAGGGGCAAAGAGTTTGGCATCTACTACGTAGAGAAAGGTTAATAGATGAATACTGAAAAATCCAATGTGGTTAGCCGTGGTGAGTGCAGCAAGTGTGGTTCGTCAGACGGCAATGTGCTGTATGACAATGGCTCACGCTACTGCTTTGTGTGTGAGACATACACGGCAGCAGAAGGCTCTGACAGAATTGTCAGCGTCACAGAACGAAAGGTTCATGCAATGAATACACCATTGAGTCGGGGGCAGTTCTCTGCCATCGAAGACCGTGGCATCTCGCTCGAAGCAGCGAAGGCATACGGCATCACTGTCGCAGGTGACAAGCAGATATATCCATACTACGATGTCAATGGTCAGCATGTGGCGAACAAGGTTCGTCATGTCAAGACCAAAGACTTCCACGCCGAAGGCCGACTGCCACAGGCAGGGCTGTTTGGGCAGAACCAGTTTCGTGATGGCGGCAAGTACATTACAATCACCGAAGGTGAGTTGGATGCTGTGTCTGCCTATCAGATGATGGGTTGTAAGTGGCCTGTCGTGTCCGTCCGTAATGGCGCACAGTCTGCGGTCAAGGATGTGAAGGCACAGTTCGAGTGGCTCAACAAGTTCGAGAACATCGTTGTGTGCTTCGACAATGACGAGCATGGCAATGCCGCCGCCGCAAAGGTTGCGTCCATCTTCGAGCCTAACAAGTGTCGCATTGTCAAGCTGAAGGCGAAGGATGCCAACGAGTATCTCAAGCATGGTAAGACCGAAGAGTTTATCAAGCGTTGGTGGGATGCCGCACCTTACACACCTGCAGGTATCGTCAACCTCAAGAACTTTGACGGTCTGTATGATGACGAGGACAGGCAGTCAGTTGACTACCCGTACAAAGGCATGAACGAGTTGCTGTATGGTATGCGTACTGGTGAGCTTATCACATTCACAGCAGGCACGGGTGCAGGTAAGTCCAGCATCATGCGTGAGCTTGAGCATCACCTACTTAACAACACCGACAGCAACATTGGCATCATCAGCCTTGAGGAAAACGTCAAGCAGACTATCTTTCACCTGATGTCTGTCGAGGCAAGCAAACGGCTTTACATCAAGGAGATACGTGAGCAGGTTCCACAGGAACAACTCTCACATTACGAGCAAGCTACCGTAGGCACGGGGCGTGTGTTTGCATTCGACCACTTCGGTTCGATACAGACTGACGAAATCCTGGCACGTGTACGCTACATGGTCAAGGCACTTGACTGTCGCTACATCATTATCGACCACCTCTCAATCCTTGTATCAGGTCTTGAGGGTGAGGACGAGCGCAGGAACATTGACAAGATGATGACCCAGCTACGCTCACTGGTCGAGGAGACACAGTGTTGTATGCTTCTGGTATCACACTTGCGGCGTGCATCAGGTGACAAGGGTCAGGAGCAAGGTGTACAGATTAGTCTGTCCATGCTACGTGGCTCACACAGCATCGCACAAATCAGTGACGCAGTGATTGCTATGGAGCGTGACCAACAGGCTTCCGACCCTGTGATTGCCAACACCACGACCATACGTGTACTCAAGAACCGATATGCAGGTGAGACAGGTATTGCTACCTATCTGCTGTATGACCGTGAGACTGGTCGCATGCAGGAGATTGATGACCCTAACGCCGAAGACTTTGACACAGTGGAAGCAGGAGACTACCTATGAAACTCAAACCGATACACGGCGCAGTGAACATCCCGTTCAGCCGCCAGCGTTACGAGACATCTGACGCACCAGCCAAGGACATTGTGATTGCCTACCTCAAGCGTAACGGTCACGAGATTCTTGACAGCAAAGAAGATTTTTCTGTTGACATCAAGTCAAAGAAAGGCGATAATACATACTTCAGCGAGGTTGAAATCAAGTACGGTTGGAAGGGTGATTGGAACCCTGACTGGAAAGAGATACGCATACCGTATCGCAAACACAAGCTGATTAACAAAGTGGCTGATGCCGATGGCTTCTTCAACTTCTACATCCTACGTGCTGACCGCAAAGCGGCGTGGCGTATCAAGGACAACGTGGTTGCAGAGTCAGAGGTGCGTGAGGCACAAGGACGTAACATTGTGAAGGGCGAACACTTCTTTCACATCCCATACGAGAAAGCAGAGTTGATTGAACTATGAAACGATTAGCAGTAGACATTGAAACAGACGGGCTTGATGCCAAACAAATCTACTGCGTAGTGGCACGAGACTTAGATGAAAAAAGAACCTATACATTTACACCCAACACTCTTGAGAATTGCAAGCAACTCTTGGAGTCTGCTGATATTCTGGTGTTTCATAATGGCGTATCTTTTGACGCTCCTGTTCTGAAACGATTGCTCAATATCAACATACCTCTAGACAAGATACGTGATACACTTATCCTGTCACAGATGGCTAACCCCGTGCGTGAAGGCGGTCACTCGCTTGAAGCATGGGGTAAGTCTCTGGGGTACAACAAGATAGAATTTTCTGATTGGTCAGAGTATTCCGACCAAATGTTAAAGTATTGCATTAGGGACGTAGAGATTACAGAACGTGTGTACAACATACTTGTGCCAGAGATGAAGCGGTTCTCGCCACGTAGCATACGCCTTGAGCATCAGGTTCGTGCAATCGTAGACCAGCAGGAGCGTAACGGCTTTGCACTCAATGTACCTGCCGCTATGCAACTGATGGCTCGACTGTCGGACGAGGCAATACAAATCAAGGCACAGCTACAACATAAGTTCCCGCCGATTACAGAGATTAGATACTCTGACAAGACTGGCAAGCGTCTGAAGGACAAGGTTACTGTGTTCAACCCCGCATCACGCAAGCAGATTGCAGAGCGTCTTTCGGAGTTGGGATGGAAGCCTCATGCCTACACAGAGAAAGGCCAAGCCATTGTGTCAGAGGAAGTGTTAGCAAAGGTTGACATACCCGAAGCACAAATGGTTGCACGCTTTCTTCTCTTGGAGAAACGTGTCTCACAGATTAAATCTTGGTTAGACGCAGTTGGTGAAGATGGCAGGGTACATGGTAAAGTTTGGACACTGGGTACAATCACAGGTCGTATGACGCACACCTCGCCTAACATGGCGCAGATACCCGCAGTATACTCACCTTATGGAAAGGATTGTAGAGATGTATGGACTACTGCTTCTAATAATTATGTACTTCTTGGTAGTGACGCAAGCTCACTAGAGTTGCGGATGCTTGCACATTACATGAACGACAGGGACTTCACACGTGAGGTTGTTGAGGGTGATGTGCATACTGCAAACCAGAGGGCGGCAGGGTTGCCGACACGTGACAATGCAAAGACATTCATCTACGCATTCCTGTATGGTGCAGGTGCGGCTAAGATTGGTAAGATTGTAGATGGCTCTGCCAAAGATGGTAAGAAATTAATTGATAAGTTTTTGTCCAACATGCCTGCACTCAAAGCACTACGTAGCAAGGTAGATAAGCTTGCATCACGTGGCTATGTGTTAGGTATTGATGGGCGTGTGTTGCAGATACGCTCTGCACATGCAGCACTCAACTCTCTACTACAGGGGGCAGGTGCAATCGTCTGTAAGGAATGGCTCAAGCACATTATCGTACAGGCAACTAAACGAAACCTCGACTTCAGACTTGTTGCGAGTATTCACGATGAGTACCAGTTTGAGGTTCGTAAAGACCACGCCGAAGAACTTGGCGAGGTTACAAAGCTGGCGATGAAACTGACAGAGCAATCTCTCAAAGTTCGTTGCCCTCTCGACAGTGAATACAAGGTCGGGAAAACGTGGGCAGAAACCCACTAGAAAAAAGTGTTGACATTTGATTCTGGATGTGGCACTATATAGTGGTCGTTGGCAATAAGGCCACGACATGACAACCAAAACGAAAGGTAAAACGAAATATGACCGTAGTAAAAGGTAAAGCATACTGGGCATCAGTACAACAACCAAACACCACTTACGAACCTGAGTGGGGCATCGACATTCTTGTTGATGACAACAACCGTGCCGCACTTGAGGCAGATGGTCTTACCATCAAGAACAAAGGCGATGAGCGTGGTGACTTTGTTCACATTCGCCAGAAGGTAACACGCCGTGATGGTTCGCAGAACGAAGCACCCACAGTTGTGGACGCACAGAAGCAGCCGTTCACTGGCCTCATTGGTAATGGTAGCGTTGTGAATGTAATGTACACACCGTTCCCGTGGGAAATGAATGGCAAGTCAGGTGTATCACCACTGCTCAAGAAGGTTCAAGTTGTAAACTTGGTTGAGTACAAAGCAGGGGAAGACTTCGATGTCGAAGACGGCTTTACTGCTTCAGACGCACCGTCAGCTACCACAGAACTGAATGACGAAGTTCCGTTCTAAGTAGTTGATAAGCACGGGGGCGACATTTGGATTTGGTCGCTGGCGATAGCTGCGAGGGCGGGAACGCTATCACTTACATAGGAGAATGAGATGGAAACAAACTTACCCGAATACCTTGTGATATTGTGCTTCGGCCTTGCAGGTTTTATTGTAGGCTGGGCAATGCCACGAGGCAAACACCTTAAATCACTTCAGTTGCGTGTCCTCAAATCACTGCACAACTTCTTCGCAGATGAAGAGGAGTACATTGCACACAAGGCACAACGCATTCGCAAAACTATAAAGAGCAAATCTGGGACACGTAGCTCAACTGGATAGAGCAGTAGACTTCTAATCTACAGGTTGCAGGTTCAAGTCCTGCCGTGTTCACCAACATAGGAGATACAAATGTTGCACGCACTACTCGACCTTGGACAGACACTAATGCTTGTTTACATAACCTACATGGTAGGAAGGAAATAACATGACAAAGACACTCGACACACTCGTACAGGACATTTACTCGACCCTAGAAAAAGGTGTCGATGTGTCTCAACCTTCAGTGCAAGAAGCCCTGGACGAAGTTGGTAGCCTAGTGCGAGAGGCTACTGAAACTGTGCTTCGTGAGGGAGAGCGTACAGGTGCATCTAACCTACGACTTTCTCAAATCGGAAAGCCAGACCGTCAAATCTGGTACGGAGTACAGGGTGAAGACGGAGAGCCTCTGAATGGACAGACCCGTATTAAGTTCCTGATGGGTCATGTCCTTGAGGCTCTCCTGATTTGCCTGACAAAGGTATCAGGGCATACAGTTGAAGGGGCGCAGGATACTGTAGATGTAGAGGGCGTGCTTGGACACCAGGACTGTGTGATTGATGGCGTGCTGACAGATATCAAGTCTGCCTCTGCATTTGGCTTCAAGAAGTTCAAAGAGAACAGGCTGGCAGAAGATGACCCGTTTGGATACATTGCACAAATTAGTGCATACGCAACAAAGAACAACCGCAATGAGGCAGCATTTCTTGCTATTGATAAGAACAGTGGTGAGCTTGCAGTAAGCCGTGTGCATGAGCTTGAGATGATTGATGCTCCTGCTCGTGTACGCCACCTGAAAGGTATGGTTACAAGCGATACGCCACCTGCCCGTTGCTATAACGATACAAAGGACGGCGAGTCAGGCAACCGCAAGTTAGCGATTGGTTGTGTCTTCTGTCCATACAAGAAGAAATGCTGGGCTGATGCCAATGGTGGTGCTGGTCTTCGTGCATTCAAATATTCTAATGGCGTGCGGTACATGACGCAAGTAGCGAAGACACCGAATGTCGAAGAACTGGAGTTATGAAAAGAAAAAAATACAAACACGAATACAAATCCAATTCAGAATACGAGGCAGCACAGCAGCTTCACAATCTAAAGATAGACTTCGAGTACGAGAAAGATACGCTACCATACGAGTGGCGTGAGGATAAGAAGTACACACCCGACTTCTTCTTACCCAACGGCGTTGTGCTTGAAGTGAAGGGTCGGTTCATGGCAGAGGACAGGAAGAAACACCTGTTTATTAAGAGCCAGTACCCAGACCTAGACATTCGCTTTGTGTTTGACAATCCATACCGCAAGCTATACAAGGGCGGGAAGATGACCTACGCAGACTGGTGTAACAAGTATGGCTACCAGTTCTGCAAATTAAATGAGGGCATTCCAAAAGAATGGCTTGACAAAGCAAATGTCAAATAGTAAAATAACACTTCATTTGGACGAGTTCAGACCAGACTTGTCCTCGCCTGAACAGACGCTGTATCTATGTGTCATACTGCAGGCATTACTTGATGCGACCAAGCAACCGTACAAAGGTGAGCCATCAGAGGCACGCATTGAAAGGGACAGGGCAACAGCATGGTTCTTTGCTTCGATAGGAACCACAGCACAGGACTTCGAGGAAGTATGTACCAATGCAGGTGTTGACCCGAACTATATGAGAGACTTCGCCTACAAGGTGTTGCACACAGGAGAAATTGAGTATGTCAGAAAAAGAATCAACGCAATCCTTGGACACTAAGTTCAAGCATTTTGAAAAACCAGATGTCGTAAATAGCCCAACGCACTACAACTTCAAGGGAATTGAAGCCATTGAAGCTATTGAGGCCAGCATGACAGCCGAAGAATTTACAGGATATTTGAAGGGCAACTGTATGAAATACTTGTGGCGATACAAGTACAAGGGCAAGCCTGTGGAAGACCTAAAAAAATGTCAGTGGTATCTCAATAAGCTTATTGCTTCTCTGGAACAAGTGTAGTATAATTGGAGTCTTCGACTAATGAAAGTATCATTGATTGATTATATGGGCAGCGACCTTACAGTGGTAAATGCTGCCCGTGTTTCCTTTAACAAGGAATCAAGGCGGGTCAAGGTGGCTAACCACTACGACCTTTCAGAGAAAGACCAGAAGCTTATCAGTTACTTAGCTGAACATGCACACTGGTCGCCATTCTCACATTGCTTCTTGCAGTTTCGTATTGAAGCACCCCTGTTTGTGGCACGACAGCTTATCAAGCACCAAGTGGGGTTGGCTTGGAATGAAGTCAGCCGCCGCTATGTGGACTATGAGCCTAAGTTCTATATCCCTAAGATGTGGAGAAAGCGTGCAGACAATGTAAAACAGGGGAGTGCCAGCGACAAGATACCGTATGACATTCGTCCATTTATGGCGCAGGCACTAAAGACATACGACAAAATGCTTGAAGATGGTGTAGCACCAGAGCTTGCACGCATGGTGTTACCACAAAACATGTACACAGAATGGTACTGGTCTGGTTCTCTGTATGCCTTTTCTCGTGTGGTTAATCAACGCCTACACGACACGGCACAGAGGGAAACACGTGAGATTGCTGAAATGATTAGCCAAGAATGCTCACGATTTGATTTTAAATATAGCTGGAAAGCACTAACTGGAGAGGAGCTACGCACCGATGACAAGGGATATGACTACGACTAACCACCTACCAACAGATTACCAAACATTTATTGCCACATCTAGATACGCTAGATGGCTTGAGGAAGAGAACCGAAGAGAAACATGGGCTGAAACAGTAGGAAGATTCATAGACAACATCGTGCGTCCTTCAGACATTGACGTAGAAACAATTAATGAAATCGAGGAAGCAATCCTCAACCTAGAGGTAATGCCTTCTATGCGTGCCTTGATGACCGCAGGACAGGCGGCTGACCGTGACAACACATGTGTGTACAACTGTAGCTACCTGCCTGTTGACCATCCCCGTGCCTTTGACGAGGCTATGTTCATCCTTCTGTGCGGTACAGGCGTAGGCTTCTCAGTCGAGCGTCAGGCAATACAGAAGCTACCACAAGTACCCGAAACCATCGCAGAAGTAGAAGATGTTATTGTTGTACAGGACAGCAAGGAAGGCTGGGCAAAGAGTCTGCGTAAGCTTATCTCCCTGCTCTATGTTGGTGACATCCCCAAGTGGGACTTGTCAAAGATTAGACCTGCTGGCGCACGCCTCAAGACATTTGGTGGGCGTGCCTCTGGACCAGAGCCGCTTAACGATTTGTTTAACTTTGTTGTAGGTAAATTCAAAGGTGCGTCTGGTCGCAAGCTCAACAGCGTTGAGTGTCACGACATCATGTGTAAGATTGGTGAGGTTGTAGTTGTTGGTGGTGTACGCCGCAGTGCAATGATTAGCCTGTCCAATCTATCTGATGACCGTATGCGTCATGCTAAGTCGGGGCAGTGGTGGGAAAATGAGGGTCAACGTGCACTGGCTAACAACTCTGTTGCCTACACTGAGAAGCCTGACATGGAAACATTCATGCGTGAGTGGACAGCACTGGTCGAGTCTAAGTCTGGTGAGCGTGGCATCTTCAGCCGTGACGCAGCAGACAAACACGTTGGTCGCAATGGTCGCCGTGAAACTGGTAGAGAGTGGGGTACAAACCCGTGCAGTGAAATCATCCTGCGTCCTTACCAGTTCTGTAATCTGACAGAGGTTGTGGTTCGCCCAACCGACACAGAAAAAACTTTGGCACGCAAGGTAAGGCTTGCTACAATTTTGGGTACAATCCAATCTACATATACACACATGCCGTATCTGCGGCCTGTATGGAAACGCAACACGGAAGAGGAAAGGCTGTTGGGCGTAAGCCTAACAGGTATTATGGACAATGAAATCACAAACAAACCGACTGCAAAAATACTTAACAAGCTGCGCCACGTTGCTGTACAGACAAACAACGATATTGCACAGCAACTTGGAATTAGTGCATCTGCGGCCATCACTTGTGTCAAGCCTTCGGGTACTGTTTCGCAGCTTGTTGATAGTGCCTCTGGCATTCATGCTCGTCATAGCACGTATTATATTAGAACTGTACGAGGTGATAACAAAGACCCGTTGACACAGTTCATGCAGGACGCAGGAATCCCTGCGGAGCCTTGTGTTATGAAGCCAGAAAGTACAACGGTATTTAGCTTTCCAGTAGCTTCACCTGACGGTGCGGTTACACGCAACGACATGACTGCGATTGAGCAGCTTGAGTTGTGGAAGATGTATGCCCTTGAGTGGTGCGAACACAAGCCATCAGTGACCATCACAGTTCGTGATGAAGAGTGGCTAAAGGTTGGTGCATGGGTGTACGATAACTTTGACATCTGCTCTGGTGTGTCCTTCCTGCCGCACAGTGACCACACCTATGCACAAGCACCTTATCAGGACTGTGACAAGGAAGTGTACACTGAGGCACTAAAGGCTATGCCCAAGTCAATCGACTGGTCGAAGCTTTCTGATTACGAGAAGGAAGACAATACTGCAGGAACTCAAACACTGGCTTGCTCTGGTGATTCCTGTGAAGTAGTTGACTTAACAGCAGCATGATGATTGAGAAGATTGAGATATACGGACAGGCG